ATTTCGGTCCTGAGCCATTGCTTATTCCCCAAGGAGGGGGGGCATGCCGCTCAATATCTTTTCGATATATATGACTTATATTACTCTTTGTCAAGCACTAATTACAAAATTTTTGTACCTATGCCTAATAAGTTGCGAGTTTCTTCCACAAGAAGCTCCGGAATTCTAGTACGTTGCTCTACATTTACTCCTTGATGTTTGCCTTGGTTGTACTGAATAACCATTTTTCCGGTCGTACCGGTTGCTTTAAGTATTTCATCGACCTCGGCGACATTAGCAGGTAATTCAATGCTGGCTTCAGTCACGAAGTAATCTTTTTGAACAGCAATCTGAAAAGGCATTCGTATCTCCTTCTGTTTTTACGATTCACTAACAACGGTTCTGGGCGTGCCACCTTGAGAACCTTTTTGTTTTAATTGCGGTGCTTTTGCTCCGCTTGGGGGGCGACCACCACTACCTTTCCCCTCACCACCACCTTTACCGCCACCGCCACCCTTACCACCGCCTTTTCCGCCACCCTCCTGCGGAGACTGAATTCCTAGCTGCTGCATTAACTGCTGAGCAGCAGCGGCAGCAATGATCTTAAGTTTTTGCATTTCAATTTCTTCGTTAAACCATTTTTCGCGCTCGGTGTTGCCAGGCACATCGCCGTAATTCGGCACGTCAAGTTTTTTCATGACTGTCGCCCATGAAATAGGGGCATTTCCGCGCTTTAGTTGCAAATACTTCATTTGCTCTTGCATCTGCGTAATACGCAGCAAGGTGCTCGGCACAGAAACTAAACGAATTTGCTTGGCAAACCAACGCGCGCGCGTTAAACGATCATACTGGGATGAATTTGGCGGGAAATTTCCACCAATAAGTTCATCCGGCATATGGCTAGGAACCAAGTCATCCGGATTGAAATCAAAAACCTCCCTGTCGACTTGATCTGGGCCAACATATTCCATAACCCGTTTTACGTTGAACCATTGCAAAATAAGAAACTTCATGCGCTCGCCAATGGCCTTATTTGCTTTTTCAATCCTTGCCGCAATGCCCTTGGCAATAGGCCCAATTGATTCCAGCATCTTATCGGCCGTTTCATTGGCCAAGTTCATTTTGATGTTTTGCAGATTTCCTAAGTCTTGTAACCCTAATTGCGACTGTTTGCAGTTTTTTAGGTACTCTAAGAACTTAAAATGTTCTGAATTGACGCGAACCTCTTCAGGCAAAATCGATTGCATAATTTTTTTGGGCTCGCCATCAACGCCGTACCGAACGTCTTCTTCAAAAATGTCAAAATGCTCAATTTTTGCGCCACCGGTCGCGGTGTGATCGTAACCAATTGGTGGGTTTAGCGTAGCCGTAATAACTTGATCGATTTTTCGTTCAATTTTTCGAGTTGTAATTTCGATCGAACCGACATCGCCGACCAAAGATCGTCCCATCGGTTCCCAAGCCCAATCATCGACAACATACTGAATGACCGGCATCTTACCGTCCCAATCGAATGCTGGCCCGTCGTACATTGGTCGATCCAAACCCGCCGAAGTGATAATGAGCCTTAGATTTGGATATACGCGGCAATCCTCGATGCTTCCCGGTCGCATGTAAGGCATTCCGTTGCGCATCCCGCCAAAAATCATTTGGCCAACGTAGGGCACTTTGTAAAACCAGCTTGTGTTCGGATCGCCCATTGGCAATTCAAAACCAGTATTATTGATACGAAGATCTCGAATGAACGTATAGCGGATCTCCGTATAGAGATTTCCGAAACTACGACCCTGTTCGCCGTAACGGTAGCGCTCTGCATAATCCAAGCGTCGCGCTTGCGTTTGTGTTTTGTAGCTACGCGGCCCAACTGTCTGCAAAAGTCCTTGATAAAGTGGAAACCGGCCATGAGCTTCCGCAATCGGCATGTAATCGTAAATTGTGACCGCATAGGCATCTTGCACATCATTGGTTCGCGGAATTTGTACCGGAACAACATCTAAAAGTCCTAAAGCTTCGAAAACGATCTTGCGTTCGCCGTATCCATATTCATCGGCACGCACTTTAGGCCACAGATACCCGATGCCCATTACGCTGGCATATTGCAGGACTTTTAAAATCTGGAAGGGAAAATCTGATTCTAGATAGACTGCCCTAGAAACCTTAGTAAGCATTTCTGCAAATTTTTTATAGGCGGGAAAATCGGAACCATAGGCTGCAATTTCGCGAACTTCAGCCAAAGTCTCGCAAAATTTACGAATATCGTACTTTAGCTCATTCGTTATGAGTGTCGATCGCGATTTATCGCGAAAAATCGCATCAAACACACGTAGGTTAGCGCCCAAATTCTTGAAGCAGGTTTGACCCTCTAAGAAACCTTCGCCTTCTTGAATTTGTTCTTCAACCCATCCAGCGCGAACGCTGGGTGACGACTCAAAGCTTGGTACTTGCCAGCAGGTTGTATCTAACTCCATTCATAACTGCTTTCCTCCTCGGTAAGCTACTATCGTGCATAGTACTTAAAAATCGGCTTTTCGTCCACAACAAGTTAGTTAACGATGCTGTTCGTATGCTTCGCTGTGCAAATAGCTAATGCGTTTTTGCTTGGTGCGATCTTCACGCTTGTCGTAAAGCATTAAATGACGTTCCAAAAACTCCCGATTAATTGCATTGCGTGCATTCGATATTTGCCACAAAATTTGTTTGCGCAGCGCATCTCGTATCGGACCTTCAACCATTTCACGTTTTTGATTATTTATTTCGCCATTCATTGCTTCCCAAGTGCGCATTTTCTCCGAACATAGTTCGGCCTCGTGCGCCGTATTGCACACAACTTTTTCAAAACCATCTGGTGCCGGATATGCTTCTGGTAGTCCCATGCGCCATTCTTTGGTCGTTGGGCTAAACCAATAAACGATTTTTTTGCTTAAATTAGCACTCATGGTTGATTAATCCCATCCTCCTACCCCAACGGCATTAAGGGAGCATACAGAGTGGCTAAGCGGCGGATTTATATTTGTTGGCGGTGAATAGCGTCGTTGCGCACGATCCGCCAATACATCCATGTCGTGAACCGTAAAGTACGATTGCGCAGCTGCGCGTACGCGGTCGTCATGGTAACCGCTACGATGCACCATTTTTGAAGCTCGGCCGGCGGCTTCATGGCGCTCCAGGGTCTTTAACTCTTCAATTAGCCACTTTGACGACGGTCGATACCAACCTCCATTTACGGCTTCCGTAAAGCGCGTCATCAAAATAGGCACGCTCCATACGTTTGAATACCAACCCTGCTTTTTGCTTGAATCGTCTTTAATCTTTTGGCTATCGTAGCGCTTTGGCTTGTGATGGTTATGGAATCCCATTAGCTTGAGCTGGTGTTGGCAAGTATCGCCAGGTCGGCTGATCTGTTCTACGCAAAATTTGACACCCAACGGGTTTTTGGTTCGTTCGCCATACCAAGCAGCTAAACAAGCAGCAAAGCCTACAATTTGTGCTGAATTTATCCTATTTGAAGTAAGTTCTGCCACTTGAATATCGCACTCATCACCAAATCTATTACGTGTCAAAGAAACGCAAGTGCGATCTTCATCCTCTTTTCCCAAACCATCAGCTGTATCAATTCCGCAGCTATAATCACAGCCCGGTTTTGGCTCTTCGTAAACCAAAAGCTTGTCTAGGGTATCGTTTTCTTCTTCTTCGTCTACCGTTTTTAATGGCACCAAAGTCCAGAAAAATCTTTGTCCGCGGTCCGAAGTCCAATTAACACGAATATGTTGTTTTTCATAATCAATAGTCGTTTCATCAGGGTAAAACTCTTTGCCAATCGAATCACCAGTAATCGCGTATGCCTGAATTGGATTTTTTCTTTCAGCTTTACCATTTGGCTGAATTTCATAAACATACTTTTCGATTTCATCAATCACGTCAGAATCAAAAACACTGTCATGAACACCAGTTAAAGCCTCAAAATCATCGGCAGCCATTTGTGCAAACCAGATTTTTTGAGTATGGTTCTTGCACGCTTGGGAATAGTTAAACTCCCAGAACCATTGCTGCTCAACTGGCATTCTCCAATC